TTGTCTTGAAAATCATCAAGAATATAAACATCAGAACCATCATAAAGGATCTTAATTATCCCTTCCTGATATGAGGTGTCTCTGACAATGGTATACATTAAATGAATGGATCTGTCTTGAGCAGAATCACCTACAACCACATATGTTGTGTCATTATCAACTAAGGTGGTAGCACCTATGGAAGTACCCCCACTTACTAATTCATTGAGCTCATACGGTCCCCCAGCATCATCTGTAAAAACCATATTTCCGGCACTATCTAAGCCAATATTGGACACCGAATCCCCAAAGTTGATTGAATCCACCTCAATATCCCGAGTGGCTCCCAGGTCCCCATCGTTGTCCACAGTGACTAGCTGATTGCCCCCTCCTGCTATGTTATCAATGCGTATGGATTCGTGGAATTGCCAGCGGGTGGTATTCAACGTGGCCATGGTACTAAGGTAGTATCCAAAGTATATTGCCGAAGAATCTGCCCAAATATCATAGGTATATGTCCCAGTGTTACCCAAACCTAGTTTCCCCCCAACCCCGGCTCCAATAGTCAATTTGTGAGGTGTTGAAAAATCACTATACAACAAGGTGGCTTGAGCCCGAATAAAATCAGGCCCTTCATAAGTACCCAAAGCATTGGCAGTAGACCCAATCCAATTCATACGGGATGTGATCCCACCACCCCCTCCAGCTCCTGCTGGACGACTGTATCCATACACCGGGGCATTCAAGGCATCAAAATAATCCTCATTCACAAAAAGCCGGGAAACAGTTATGTCGGGCATATCAAATCAGATTTATATCAGTTGTGTTATCATACTCCCATAATTCCACATTGTGGCGATCTTGTTCAGGTAGGTGGGTGTCGCTAGCTAGAACGAATTGCTTGTTGGACTGCTTGTCATCCTCCCATATCCTCAACGGTCTCAATAAATCAGTAGTTCTGTATCCAATAGAGAGTTTCTGCCTGGCCACATTGTATAACCGAAATTTAGATTGCAACAGGTTCTCAGACAATGGCAGGGCTGCTGATTCTCCCCGGGTCCATTCCTCGGTCAAGTTCTCCCAATTAGAACCATACAACAGTGAATTCCGATAACTCCAACTGCCTGTATCGAACACATCAAGAGTGATTGTTTTTTTGTCCAAGAAGTCTGTATTCAGATCCCCCCGGATTAAATTATTAATCAGGGCCTCCGAAATGGTACAAACAAAATCCCCATACCATGCAGCCAAATAGAAAGAATCAGCAGTGCTGGGTTCATCCACCACCATGTGTTCTTCCGTCCCCATTCGGAAAATTAAATCCAATTCTTTAGTATCCGCAAAGCTGGACAAACTTCCAACGATGTCTCCCACAGGAATTGTCAATGAACCTTCATACGCATTGGGGTAATCCTGACTGAAATCGCTGGCACTAACTTCTAACACATTATAATGAGTGGAAGGAGAGCCCCCGGGGACCCATTCCCAGATCCCGGAGCTTTCCCCCTGGTGGAAATATTCACCATTCACGGTTCTCAGATACCAATAAAACCGAATCAAGTATTCAGACGGGTCTGCGATTATTCCGGCAAAATTAGCCGCAAATTTGAAATTAATAGTCACGCTGGTGTCGTCCCTTGCTGTGATCTTAAATCGTGTCGTAAGGCCCCAAATAAACCCAGTACCGGAGGCCCCGCTGTACTCCCCGTCTCTTTGTATGCTGTTACTGATAATATCCTTAGATGCCCCCAGGTTCAACCAGTCAATAACGCCATTAATATCCACAGCATGCCATTCCCGGTAATCCGGGGTGGGCTCATTGAAGCCACTAAGAACTGTGTTGGTCATATCGGGATTGAAATAATTGAAAAAAGTGGCCTGGTTCAAACGTACATCTATTTGACGACACCCGGGAATCACAGATATTTTCTGATCAGGATGGTATTGAGGCCTGTTGTTAGGATCGTGAACTAACGGGGTTTCTCCCACATCCACCTCCACCACACTCCCGCTATCTTCATAACCATACCCAGCAGAGGTGTTGGATTCATATTGGATGTAGCTTTTGATGTTATCAGAATTAATATCATCCAAATCCTCATAGGATTCAATATACCAATACCCATCTTGCCAAAATAGGTAACAATTCAAAGGTTTCAAAATAGCCTCAATGGTCTCCAATCCATTTTTGCGATCCACATTGTTTTTCCAAAACACCTCAGTACTCACCCCCGTCCTATTCAAAACGGTTTGGGCAGCCCCATTGGTCAATCTAGACTCCGTGATATCACAATTAACTCGGATTGGATAGGTAAAACCTGTGAGAGACAGACAATCATCCAATATATCTATCAGGCTCATGTTCTGAAGAATATCAATAGAACTGGGGTGATTGTATTCCAATTTGGAAATCATCCCAGAAGCGGTCAAAGTTATTGGAGCGTTTTGGAACAGGCTTTGGCTCACCGCTTCTGGATTCATGTACCCCTCAAACAAGGTCCGTGTAGCAGAATCCGGGGAAGTCTGAGTGACTACCACCTTCAACTGTCCTGTGGAAATAGTCATCAGGGGGAGCAGTTCCCAATAATCACTCAAGTCGTTAATAATGGTGAATGAACAGGACATTCGAAATATCGCACTATCCCAACCTGGGAGTCTTTGACGGATCTTCAGGGAATTCCGCTTGAGAGTCAGCCCCTGTTGATAAGATCCCCCATCACGCATGATTTCAATCTTACCCGAAGCTAAATGCCCCCGCCATGTCATATCGTATTCAGTAACCCAGGCCATTGTTAATAGGTATTTTGTAATAATTCTTGCATAGACACAAGAGCATAGGCATCTTCACCTTCCAATATCAACTTGATAGTCTTGACACCACCCCCGCTTCCAAACAAGATCTTTTGAAGATCACTCAAAGGGGCAATCACCTCTGGATTGGTAGCAGCTCCTGGATATTCCCCCATTTTACCGATCACCGGACCGTATGCCAAGGCCCCTTCAGCGAATTCCGGCACGTTGGCATTCCAAAAAGAATGCAATGCCGCAACACCGATAGCTGCACTAATCAAACCCAAAGGCCCTTTGGTCAGAACCTCTCTGGCCGTCATACCAGCAATAGCCTCAATTAACAAGGCATCTATCACCCTTTGAATGCCTCCCAATATAGTAGAAACAAAACCCTTGAAAGCCCCTTCTTGACCTCCTATGATTGCCCCCACCGCTGCTCCTACATCCTTGGCCATGGCTATGTAGTTTTTCGCCTTGTCTATTTGGTGTTGTGAAAGCTCGTCAGCCAACTTCATTTTCTTCCGGGTGGCGGCTTCTTCCAATCGCAGACTTTCTTGGATATTATCATCCAGCCCCTGTATATAAGAATCCCAAGCATCGAATGAATAGGCATTCGCTTCATCTTGCGCTTCTTTCCAAGCCTCGGTAAAAAGCTCAATGCGATTCAATTGTGTCTGAGTAAAATCACTGGGGGTTGTGCCTCCGCCTCCGCCACCTCCGGTTCCACCAGTGCCTCCGGTTCCGCCTCCGCCACCTCCGGTTCCGCCCACATCAGGGGTCTTACCTAATGTGATATTCAAGTTCGCAGCAGCCTCTTCCATCTCGTTGATCTCTTCAGTCAACCGATCATATTGCGCATTCAATTTCAGCAACCGAGCTTCCCCAATAAGACCTCCGCCAGGACTAGCTGCCTGAGCGGTGGCTGCGGCTATCTTGCCCTGAACTTTCAATTGCTTTTCGAGCAACTTGGTATACTCTTCTTCAAAGGCTTGCAAACGGATCTTCTCCCTCAAGGCAGTGAGATAGTCCTCAATGGCTGTTGTATTCTCATTAATGATAGTCCCCTCATCACTCAACTCGGCCGTGTATTCAGGAATTATCTTTTTCAATTGTCCAATGTAGTTCAAGCGGGTTTCGTTGGACAGGTTCTCATTGTGAATCATTCTAGTCAACCTGTCAACCTCCACAGACTGCTCATTAATTCGCTTGTTCACCTCCTTCTCAACCTTCTCAACTCCAGCCATCCCATCGAACAATTCCCGATTGGCCTTGACCCACTTGACGGTCCCCGCCGCCACAGCCAGAATCGCTACTGCTAATGCTGTGTATGGATTGGCGGCAATGGCTTTGGTAATCTTACCCAATATGGAGAGAACGGGACCCAGGGCTGCTGCCAACAATGCTGTCTTGACTGCTGCCTGTTTCTCAGCTTCGGTCATTCCAGACAGCTTGTCCGTAAATTCTTTGATTTTCTTCGTGATTCCTTCTATGGCAGGCAGTACAACATCCTTCATAGCGGTTCCCAACTCCACCAACGTGGTTTTGACTTGGGCAATAGCCTGATCCCATTTGAACTGAGTTGTTTGCGCAGCAGCATCGAAAGCCTTATCCAAAGATCCGGTGCTGTCCGCCATCCGTTCTGAGATCCCAATATTGTCTTCCATGTTGGCTCCCATCAAGTCCAACATACCCACCAAGGCCCGGATATTGGGGAATACCCGGCTGACCATCTCTTCCCCGTATTTATTTGTGGTGGTGCGGAGAAGCTCCAATGTGCTGATCAATCCATCCTGCCGGATCTTGTCCCGCAAGCCCTGGGCACTCAATCCCATATCCCCCAGGGCATCTTTAGCATCATCGGTGGGTTTCTTCAAGGAAGCCAATATGGCCTTGATCTGGGTGGTGGCCACCCGGGCCTCCGTACCTGTCCGAGTCATACCTGCCAATGCCGCTCCTAACTGATCAAAAGTAACTCCCATTTCACTGGCCAGAGGGATCACCGCCCCCATAGCTCCGGCAATCTGATCCGCTTCAGCCTTACCTTCCCGGACTGCAGCCACTAGAATATCCGTGGCCATAGCGGCATTCAAATTCTCCTTACCATAGGCATTCATGGCGGAGGTGACCAGATCTGCCACAGTCTTTGTTTCTCCTAATCCAGCAACAGAAGCTCGGGCAGACATATTCAATACGTCCATAGAATCCGCCCCTTTAATACCAGCAGACTGGATAAAGAACAACGCATCAGCCAACTCTTCAGGACCCCTACCCACAGAGGGGGACAACTCCAATACAGACTTCGACAATTGGTCAACCTCGGACCGGGCCGTGCCAACCAAGCCCTCAATCTTGCTCATGGAACTTTCGAAATCTTTCTGAGCTGAAAAACTAGCAGCACCAATAGCCAATATGGGCAGGGTCATGTACCTGTTCATCATCTTACCCGTGACCTGCATCTTGGTTCCGATAGCCGTCATTTGGGCTTGGATGCTGATGGAAGCCTTTTCCATAGCCGCATCAGCTGCCGCCATCTGAGATTGCGCTGCAGCCATACCCGCATTAAACTCAGCGCTGTTTAATCCCAGACTGGCTATGAGTTGTCCGATCAAATAGGCGTCACCTGCCATTATTTCGTTCTTTTGGTTTTGAGTTTATTCTTGTTGCCTTTCTGTTGTACGGGCAGCCGTGGAGGCCGTTTGTCTACAATCTCAACCTTGGCCCCTCCAAAATTCACTTTAGAAATAGCATGCATAGCTGCTTTCATTTCTTCTAACGGTTGCTTGCGCCCCAGTTCCCATGTAAACTTGATTACGTCAACAGGTTTCTTAGGATATTGCTTGAGATACGGGTTGGCCAAGCGTTCCAAAAACTCCTTGAATCTTTGAATCTCATAAGCCTCCCGACTCTCTGCCCGGAGTTTCTTGCGATACTCCATCATTATCAAAAAGAACTCCCGAGGATCTAAATCATCAAACTCTTCCCGGCTCAGACCTACTTGGACATGCGCTTGGGCCTGGATTTTGTCGTAGTTGATTTTTCCATCTGTTTGCCCCCCTCCGCCTGCAACTTTGCCAACTCTTCTTTTAACTCTTCTGGAATGTCCTCTTTTGAAGGAAAGAACTGAGGGATGGTCATAGCGAAATCAATCATACACTCATCCAACATATCCACCATGTCATCCAATACCAAATCAAGATCCTGTTTTTCAACACGAGCCCCCTGTTTCAAAGCCAGGAATAAAAGATGTTGAAACAACACCATATCTTCCTGCGCCTCTGCCAAGGAGGCATTGTGCTCCTGTTGAAATAATCGCAGAGAATAGTGCCCCAACTTTATGGGATACTTTTTGTCATAATACTGTAAATACTGAACTTTTGCCATGATTAGTGCTTTTTACGGTTAAACAAAAATCAACCTGTGATTAAGGTTGATACAATTACGATCCAGAACCACTGTTCAGCACAGGCTGTCCGGTGACCTTAATGGTCACATCAGCCGTCACCTGATTCCCAACCGCAATGGCCAAGGGTAAATCTGTCACGAATCCCACGAACTCCAATGTGGTGTTCTCAGCATCCGGTAACACGATTTCATAATTGTGAGAATCATCATCTTCAAAATCATCATTCATGGTCTCATAAGTAGACCGGGTGAAATTCATAGACAACTGAACCGTTCCACCGTCCCGGAAACTAGCTATGAACTCCCTGTATCCCCCTGTGGAATCCAAGTTGGTCACATCTATTGTTTCACGGGTCTTGGTTGGACCGTTGATGCTCAGCACCTCCGATATTTTCACCCAAGCAGTTGTGGTGGCATTGTAGCGCCTAAACTCCGTGCCAACACTAGCAATTGCATCACTCATAGTTCGTCTCCTTTCTGTCAGCGTCGCTGACAATTAAAATTAATAATGAAACGTGGTCTGTGGTTTGCATCCCAATCCAATAATTGGGGCTCACCAGTAGCTTGAATATCCATATAAATAGTATCATTCCACGTTTGTCCTGCCCGACTGTGTAATGATTCCATTATACTTCTGGCCAAAACAATTCCTGTTGGATAGTCAATGTCCCTGACTCGTATTTGACATGATGATCTAAAATACCCAGGGACCTCATCCAAGGTCTGTAGAGGCGGGAAGCTAGGGGTGTCAAAAATAGTCACGGTGGCATCTGGGTGGGCAGGCTCGCTGCCAATAAACAGATCCGTACCGAAAGTCAACCCCAATGAAGAAGAATCTTCAAGCATATCTTTAATATCTTCGCTAAATGCATTCATGCTTTCCTGGCATTAGCTTGTAATATTTTCATAATTTGTTGCGTATTTCGTTTCAAAGCAGCCTCCATAAACTTAGGACCACTCCCCGGACGGCTCCAATTTACTATTCCTACCACACCCCCACCCCATGGGGCCCCTTCAATTCGCTCGTGGACATATAACGCATAATTGGCAGAGAACCCAAACATGATGGTTCTGCCTGCTTGCAGATTAGTCACAAACGATGTGAACCAACTGGCTCTCAAATTCCCGCTATCCAATGGGATTAAAGGCGGAGTGGTATCCATATCTTCCCGGAGGAATGCCACAGCCTCAATCATACCCGCTGCCGCTCCTGCCTGGTATCTGACCAGGGCTTTTTCCAGGCCCCGAGTCACGCTGTCTATGCCTTTGATCCCTGTTGCCATTATACTGCCGTGCTTTTGCCCATATTCATATGAGCCCGATAAACAAAATCAGTAGAGCTGCCCAACCCCGGGAGCTTCCTGAACGCAATAATCCGCAAAGCCTCATCCATCAAAGTCGGATTGGCATTGTATGCGCTATCATCCGTGGTGCCTAAATACAAGTACCCGCCTTCCTGAACCACCTGAGTCAGATATGCCCGGGCCATGCTCAAAACCTCTTCCCCATCCTTACTGGGGATGACTTCTTTCACATCCTCCCAACGGCCTTTGATCGCAGAAGGTGTTCCAAAAGTTTCCCGGTTATACCCATCCAAGGTAGGCTTCGCCCAATACACAATATCTTGGGTGGCAATACGCTTTATCAATCTAGAAATGCTCATGAGTCAAAACTTGTTATAGCATGAATCCTGATTTTTTTCTTACCCAATTGTGCTAAAATTCCACAACTATCTAACATCATAACCATTTGACCGTAGGTGGTGGAATTCAAACCAGCTCCAAACACCCCTTGGTACGTCACAGACGCTTCCCCCACCTTCTGTGATTTGAGTTGCCGCTCAGCAGTCGTTGCGATTAGGTGAGCAGCCAACCATCTTTCGATCTCTGTCAATTCCGTCTCGCTCAATCCGCAAGATGATAAATGGTCAGTCAAGATCGCTGAAGCAATATCCACAAAGGGTGTGATTTGAATGGTAGTTAAACTTGTGTCGGGCATGATCTCCATTACCTCCGCTGCTGTTGTTCGTGCCATGATA